GCTATTACAGCGTATGGTGTTGTTCATGCCACTGGCGCTGATGGTACTAAGGGTGTGAAGCTCCCGGCTGCTGCGGCTGGCAAAGTTGTTGTTATCAAAAACTCTGACGCGGCTAACGCAGTTCTGAAGGTCTATCCCGCCACCGGCGATAAGATCAACTCAGGAACTGCTACGACCGGTTCGTTGAACATGGCTGCCAAGACCAGTACGGTTTTGGTTGCTATTGATGCGACCGATTGGTTCAGCGTTCCGCTGTTACCGTCGTAATAGTGATATGGCGGGGGGCGTAAGCCCCCTTGCCTCTTTGGAGATTACGAATGCCTACCAATCTTACCGGCAACACAGTATCTAGCACTTACGATCAACTGTTGCATGTTGATGGTGGCCCGACTGCTACGGAAAAAACCGTTTACGGCGGAACGGGCGTTGCAACTGCGCTGAAGGTAAGCACCGGCGCGGTATCTGTCGATAACATTAAGTTAGACGGTAATACGGTTTCGTCTACTAATACGAATGGCAATATCGTTCTTTCTCCAAATGGAACCGGAACGGTAAGTTTCTCAAAGGCCGCAATTACTGGTGGCACTATTACTGGCGTTGGTCTCTCGGGACTCAGCGCGGATCTTCCGATCGCCGATGGCGGCACTGGTGCATCAACTGCATCTGCTGCAAGAACTAATTTGGGAATTGGCACAAACGGCACATTCGATTCTGCGTATGGACAATTCTACTCTACGCAAGATCAGACTCCTGCTGCCAACACTCCGACAGCCCTGACATTAAACAACTCCTCTGCGTTCAACACGGGAGTATCTGTTGTATCAAATTCGCGTGTAACGTACACAGCAGCTGGCGTTTATTGGATTACCGTTAGCGTACAGTTTAATAACACTGACGCTGCTGACCATGATGCCTACATTTGGTTTCGTAAAAACGGTACGGATATTGCGGATAGCAACTCGGTGACTACCGTCCCCAAAACTGGCGACGGCGGTAGAGCTCTTTTAGAAGTTTCGATTATGGAATCGTTGACCGCTGGTCAATATATCGAGGCTATTGTCATGGTCGAGAACGCCGGTGTTGACGTTGAGCACACCGCTGCTTCCGCTGGCCCTCCGGTTGTACCGGGTATTCCGTCAGTGATCTTCGTAACCAAGAGGCTTGGGTAATGGCTAAGTCACCAGCATGGCAACGTAAAGAAGGCAAAGATCCAAAAGGCGGACTTAACGCCAAAGGTCGTGCTTCCTATAACCGCGCTAATCCCGGCAAGCCGGGACTCAAACCTCCCGCGCCGAATCCAAAAAATGCGAAGGACGCTGGTCGACGTAAGTCGTTCTGTGCCCGAATGTCCGGAATGCCCGGTCCGATGAAAGACGAAAAGGGGCGACCGACGCGAAAAGCGTTGTCGTTGAAAGCATGGAATTGCTGACCTGCACACGATGCGACATAGGAAAGCCAGCCACGCTGGAGTATTTCCCACCGCATAACAAAAAGCGGAATGGGTTTGACAGTTGGTGTCGCAGCTGTCGCGCTACGTACAGAAACGGTATCAATCGAGGAAAATTTAGAAGTGTAATTTCAGATTCTGCATTGTTAGAACTGAAGGCTTCTACTAAAGAATGTGTAATTTGCGGTGATACTGGCCCGCTTGTAGTAGACCATGACCATGCAAGTGGGGAGGTACGTGGATTGTTGTGTAATCACTGCAACCGTGGACTAGGACATTTCCGAGATAACCCGGAACTGTTAGAGTTTGCACGTATGTATCTTCTTGCGTCTAAAGATTCCCCAGAGTGGGATAAATACGCAGAGGTAGCCTGATATGGCTAAGTCAGTACCGAACAACAAGGCTTTGTGGTCGAAAGTTAAGTCTGCGGCCCGAAGTAAGTTTGATGTTTATCCCAGCGCATACGCTAATGCGTGGGCAGCGAAAGAGTACAAGAAGCGAGGGGGCAGTTGGTCTGGAGCGGATAACCGGGTGAAGCGTGGCAAGTAAGGGCGGACTCGGTAAATGGTTTGGCGAGAAGTGGGTCGATATTAAGACTGGTAAACCGTGCGGGCGTTCTGGTTCTGAGAAGTCCAAGCGTAGTTATCCAGCGTGTCGGCCAGCCAAAGCCGCGAGCAGAATGACGACCGCAGAGAAGCGGTCGATGGCTAGTAGAAAGACCAGTCCGGCAAGGCAGTCTTGGCCGGTGTCTCCGTCAGGGAAGCGAAAATAATGGCGATGACCAAACAGCAAAAGAAGATTTCCAAGGTGATGCGGGAATACAAGTCCGGCACTCTTCACGCTGGACGTGATCCCAAAGGGCCTAAGCGGGCGCCCCTCGTAAAGAACCGCAAGCAAGCCATAGCTATCGCACTGAGCGAAGCAGGCGTAAAGAGGAAGAAGTAACATGAAAATGAAAAGCAAACAAAGTAAGCCCATGCACCGTATGCCGGATGGCTCGATGATGCCGGGTAAGAAGCATATGACCAAGAAAGCCATGCCGAAAAGGAAGAAGTAATCATGGCTGAGAAGTGGATTCAGAAGGCAATTAAGAAGCCGGGCGCTCTGCGTCAGGCAATGGGCGTTAAGAAAGGCGAGAACATTCCTGCCGGTAAGTTGGCTAAAGCTGCCAAGGCTCCGGGTAAGATGGGTCAGCGCGCTCGTTTGGCTATGACTCTGAAGAAGATGAACAAGGGTAAGTAAGATGCCCCGATATCTTCGCCATCGCCTTGACGGTTGGATCTACGAATGGGACGCAATCTTAGCGGCTAATCCTGTATGCGAGGAGGTCAGCGAGGAGGAGGCGTACCCTGAGCGTTTTGTGAAACCGGAAGTTGTTGAGAAGGCCAAGCGGGGTCGCAAGCGTAAAGGAACCCTTGACTTATCAACAGATGACATTCCGGAAGAGCCTACGTATACTCCGCCTGAGTTGGCGGCTGACGCATCGAGGCGCTTACCGTAATGACTCCACAGGACGTAATCACGGAAGTTCGTAGGCTGATTCAAGATGAGTCGGCCCCGTTGCGTTATAGCGACACCGTGCTGCTTGGGTTCGTCAACCAGACTCTCAAGCGGATGGCTATCCTGCGTCCTGACCTTTTCTCGCTTATTACTAATATCCCGACTACTGCTAATTCGGTAGTGCAGAATTGTCCGTCTGATTCAGTAAGACTGGTAGAGATATTTCAAGTTGTTGGTGGTAATGCTATCACAGAAGTTTCGCGGGATACTCTAGACCAGTCTACTCCGAGTTGGGTAGCCGAGGCTGCTGGTACACCGGTGAACTACGTCCGGCATGTCAGAAACCCTAATCGGTTTTTCCTATACCCGGCTCCGACCACCGGCACGCAACTGGTTGCAGAATACATTCAGTCGCCTCCTGCCTATACACTTGGGCAGACGGTTGCACTGCTACCGGACTCGTACCTGTCGACCGTTGTGGATGGCACGGTTTATCTGGCTGAGTCGGTCGATAACGAGCATGTCAACTCTGGACGTGCGAAATTGTTTTTCGATTCGTTTACGCAGAGTCTCGGGGTGGGGCTACAGTCCCGCGCTATTACGGATACTGAAGAAGGCGGACTTGATCCGAGGCAGGTGGTCTAATGGCCGACCGTACATACGCATCGCTAGTGCCGAAGATCAGCCCGAGTGTTCCGGGTTGTCCGCAACCCACCATGATTCAGTACATTCGGGATGCGGCTATTCGCGCGTGCGAGCGCAGTCTGGCTTGGCGTTGGGTGCAGCCCACATATAACTTGACGCCGGGCGTGTATGAATACTTGTATAATAAGCCTACTAATACTGACGTGCATGTTGTCTTCGACGCTATCGTAAATGATGCGCCGTTGCAGAAACTGACGTTGGAACAGGCGTTATACCAGTTTCCATACTGGGCTGACCTCTACAGCGGGGTTGATCCAAACGTTGTGTGGTTGAGTTCGCAGTCGAATTCGTTCAATTCTAACCAATACAACAACTCTCAGTACAACGGGAATGGGAGCAGTGTACTTCCAGATTCAGCCGTTGCTGAGGCTACTGATCCTCGAGCAATCTGTCAGTTGACACCGGATAAGTACATTATTTTACCGTTGCCGGATCAAGCCAAGGCGTACACGATGCGTATGTTCTACGCATTAAAGCCGAAGCGTAATTCAACTGGTATGGATGAGATCATCTTCGATGAACTCGAGGATGTGATTACGCACAACGCGTTGCAGCATCTGCTTGTGCTGCCTAACACTAATTGGTCTGATCGTGAGCTAGCTGCGTATCACGCAAAGCAGTTTATCTTTCAACTTTCCGAACGCCGTGCCCGAGCTAACCTCGGTAATATGCGCGGTGTAATGACCGCGCAAATGCAGCGGTTTGGAGTTTGATTATGAGTGTTCTTCTTAAGAATAACGCGTTTGCTACTACAGTTATAGCTGCTAGTTCTAGCGATACAGCTTTGGTACTAAAAGCCGGAACTGGCGCTAACTTCCCGACGATAACGGGAGGAGACTATTTCTATTTAACCGTAGCCAATGGTAGTAGTGCGCCTGAGATTGTTAAGTGTACTGCTAAGAGCGGAGACATTCTGACTGTTGTCCGTGCTCAAGAGGGAACGGCGGCTCAAGCGATCCCCGCTGGTAGTATTGTAGAACTGCGCGTAACTGCGCAGTCGGTTATCGACGCAATTAACGATCGGGTGCCTGCAGAAAATTTCTTAAATGTTAAGGCATACGGCGCGGTAGGCGATGGAGTGACTGACGACACAGCTGCTATTCAAGCGGCTATTAACGCGGGCGCTACGCTTGGACGTACTGTTTACTTCCCCGCTGGCACCTACCGTATCGTCCCGGCGACGTTGAAGGACTGGGAGGGTACTCCACTTGGCGAAGGCCCTATGACGGTGGCTTTCGTCATTCCATCAAATATGTGTCTCTACGGAGACGTCGGTGCAGTTCTCAAGCTTGCCGATAATGTCTCGACGCTGGCTGCTCCGAAGCGGGTGGCGATGTTCTTCTCGAATGTGCCTGTCTCGAATATCCGTTTCTACGGATTGACTATGGACATGAACGGGTTGAACAACCGCATTGCTCCAACCGCGCCTGTGTTTACTTTGTATCGGTATAACCAAGCGCACATCCACATTACCGGAACGATCGGCGGTGTGGCTGCTCGAGCAGATGATGTGCATATTGATTCCTGTAAGTTCCTCAATACGGCAGGAAAGTCTTGCATTGTTACCCAGCAAACAAATACGGTCGGACTGACTCTCTCTAAAAACTGGGTTATTAAGAACTGCTTGTTCAAAAACAACGGTATCGACACCGATGACCACAGCAGTATCTACGCTTGGGCTGACAATGTTATTTGCGAAAATAACATTTTTACCGCAGACACGATGTTTCCAAACGGAATTTCTGGCAACAGCGGAACTCTCGTTGCTTATGAGGTACACGGTGCTAATCAGCGCTTTACCAACAACCTTGTAAGCAATTACTGGCAAGGCATGTGGGTTGCGTCAAATACCACGTCACAAGCCGCCAACATCATTATTTCCAATAACACGTTCTCTCCGGTCAAGTGGTATGCGATTGACTTCTTCCGCAGCAGCGCAGTTGAAACAGAGATTAACCGTGTGTTGATTGAAGGTAATACGGTTCTGATAGACGACACCACAACGACCGGCACGTTGCCGACATTCAAGGCTGCTTTCCAGATCGCATCGTTCTATCGCATCCAGAACGTGCAGATCAGCAACAACCTTTGCTCAAAGTCTGGCGCAACGATTCCGTCTGTTGGAATCTTGATCACGCCGCAAGGCAATGCCAGCAACGAGCATCGCAACATCACAATCCGCGATAACGCAATCACAGGCTTTGGTTCCGGTGTTGCAACGTTTATCAACTCGACGAACGGCATGGGTCCGCTGGAGATTAGCAACAACTACATCCGTAACTGCTCGGATGCGCCGGGGTATACGACCCCGCAAGGCGTATCTATTGGCCTCAGTGGCGTAGCTCCGTTGGCAACTGCCTACGAAGCGCTGTTCATTTCCAACAACACGTTTATCGACGACCGTTTGTCTAAGCAAATGGACTTCGGTATTCGCATTGACCAAGTAACGGTGACTAACCTCAACGTCCAGCGCCAGAAGTATTTGGGCATGGTCACGGGCAACTATGCCGAAGCCTCGACGACTGTGACCAACCGCTTTGGGTACTACGAGTACATCACGTTTACCCCGGTTTGGAAGGCGGGCGGCGTAGCGATCACGCTCGGTAACGGCGCGCGCAATGCGTCTTACACGGTTGATGAAAAGCAAGTCACTATCAATGCCACGCTAACGGTCGGGTCTACCACATCGTTTGGTGCGGGCATCATTACGCTGGACTTGCCGTTTACGACCAATGCCAATCCGATGGGTTACATTGGCAACTGGCGCATCTTTGACGACAACACTTCGACCTACTACTTTGGCGGCGCCGTTTCGGTTAACAACGACACGGGTGTTGGCTTGCAGTTAAATAACGGCAGCAACGTAACCGACACGTCGCCAATTACGTTTGCCGCAGGCGATACAATCTTCTTGCAACTGACGTACACCCGAGCCTAATAGGAAAACATATGGGCGTAGTATTAAAAAATAATGCCGTAGGTTATCTGCAGTCAGCAATTACTGCTTCGGATACTGGCATCGTATTGACAGTTGGCACTGGGGCTAACTTCCCTAGTCTTGCCGCTGGTGAATATTTTTACGCGACGATATCTATAGGTAGTGTTCCTGTTGAGATTGTTAAAGTAACTGCACGTTCGGGCGATACCCTTACGGTTGTTCGCGGGCAAGAAGGAACATCTGCCTCAAACTTTTCTGCTGGTAGTGCAGTTGAGCTTCGGGTTACTGCGCAGTCAATTGTTGATTCCGTTGCCCAACTTCCAAAAGACGCTTCTACAGTTTCATATGTACCTAGCGGAACTGGAGCAGTTACTACTAACGTACAGGCAAAACTTCGACAGTTAGTAAGTGTAAAAGACTTTGGCGCAGTAGGTAACGGCGTTGCTAATGACACGGTGGCAATTCAAGCGGCGATTGATGCTGTTTACAATGCGGGCGGAGGAACCTTGTTCTTTCCGTCAGGTACTTACTTGGTGACGAGCGTAGTTCGCAACTGGGCAAATCCGATTACCGTCAACTTGCAGGGTGAAGGCAAACGATCGACGGTTATCAAAAAGTTTGACGCTTCGACAACGCCATTATTTGATTTATCCGGCATTGCGTCCATGTTGGAGCCGTACAGCGAAATCTCCGAGATGACGCTTAATGCAAACAACGTCGGAGCTAACGGTATTCGCGCAACCAACTTTGGCCGCTGGGTGTTGCGTAATGTTTTCATCACCGGATGTAATCGTGGTCTCTATTGCCGTGGCGGTCTAGTGTTTGATGTGTATGACTGTACATTTCAAGCAAACCAATATGGTTATTATTGCGAGAAATCAGCCAATAACGTGTTTAGCAATCTGGTGTCTTTCTACGGCGGCCAGTTCAGCGGTAACACAACTTGGGGCTTATATATTACGCAAGCCTCCGGTGTGCATATCGTCGGCACCGACATCAGCTTCAACGGCACCTCTGGCGACGTCAACACGGGCGGCATCTACTACGATGCTACGATGGACGACGAGATTGGCTATGCCATCGCGTCTATCAAGAACGCTTGGTTTGAGGGCAACTTTGGCAACGGTATCAAAACTGGCGCTGTTGGCGGCTTGCACTTCTCGATGCGCGACACGACGTTGGCCGGTAACTTTAATCCGGTAACGATTGGCGCGATTGCCATGAGCGAGATTATCAACTGCTTTGCCGGTTCGACTACAGACACGATTGTGGTCGGCGCGGGTCGCAGCATTATTGAAAACTGCATCTTTTACGCGCTTAACGATAACAGTACCTACTACCACCACCTCAACGTGGTCGGGAACGCCTACAACCATATCAATCAGACCAATGCTCGGCGTGATGTGATCTGCGGAACAGAGCGGTTCGTACAAGGCTCTGCCGCTGACTTGACTGCTGGCACACCAGAGGACTTTGTAAACTTCCTGTTCGGTACTGGCCAGCAGCAGTTCTGGTGCCAGAACGTTAAGAACTTGAGCCTTGGCCCTGCGGCAATCGGTTTCTATGGCACCTCGCCACAGACCAAGCAGACAATTACGGGGTCACGCGGTGGTAACGCTGCGCTTGCTTCTTTGCTTACTGGATTGGCGGCGCTTGGTCTAATTACCGATTCAACGACTGCATAAAGAATGTGAGGTTATAAATTATGGCTACTGTGTCTCCTGAATTTTCACCGGTCTACGCTCAAGGGCAGACCATCATGCGAACTGTCTGGGCAGATTTAGCGACTGGAGATACGGTCGTTCAATTAGGCATCCCCGGACAAGCTGCCGTAGCTGGCGCTGTACAGTTTACTGGCACGTTTGGTGGTGCTACTGTTAAACTGCAAGTATCGAATGACAACTCTACGTACTTCGATATGAAAGACCTACTTGGAAATGTTATCACCGCAACGGCAGCCGGGTATTTTGAGTTTACTACGGCTGGTGTATACCTCCGTCCCGCTATTAGCGGTGGAACTGGAGATGCGGTTGATGTAACTATAAGTTTGCGCGGATAGCTAAATGCGTAATTTAGTTGTATTTTTGCGACGGCGGCTACAGGCAGGTACTCCCGATAGTCGTGCAGAAAATATCGAGTTAGAGAATGGATTTAACATTTTATTAGAGAACGGTTCGTTTCTCTTACTGGAGTAATTCCACATGGCTGACCAAAAGATTTCGCAACTTTCTTCCGGCGCACCGGCACAGGCTGGCGATGAATATGTCGTAGCCCGCTCTGGCGCTAACTACAAACTTACCGGCTCAAACGTCGCTGCGTTAGTTGCAGGAACGGCAAACACGTTCTCGGCAACGCAGACTTTCAGCAACCCGGTTGAATTCGCAGACGGCTCTGCGTCGGCTCCTGCCGTCACGAACACGGGCGACACCAATACCGGCGTGTACTTCCCTGCTGCCGATGAAATGGCCGTTACGACGGGCGGCACGGTCGCTGCTGCGTTCAATAGCAACGGCATCTTCTTCCGTAACCGCATCATCAACGGCGATATGCGGATCGCGCAGCGCGGTACTGCTGCGGTGACGACATCAAATGCGTTCCCAGTTGACCGATTTAGAATTCCAAACGGTACGGATGGTGCATTTTCCGCTCAACAAGATTCATCTGCGCCGACTGGATTTATAAATTCGTTAAAATATACAGTTACTACTGCGGATACTAATTTAACAACTGTCCAAACGACTGGAATCGTTCATCCAATTGAAGGAACAAATATAGCAGATTTTGGATGGGGAACAGCCAATGCTCGAACAGTAACTTTATCATTTTGGGTGCGTTCTAGTTTAACTGGTACGTTTAGCGGTTCACTCCGCAATGGCAATGTTACAAGATCATATCCATTTACCTATTCAATTTCCGTTGCTGACACGTGGGAATATAAAACAGTAATAATTACTGGCGACACTAGCGGCACTTGGACTACAGATACAAGTGCTGGGCTATACATATTTTTTAGTTGTGGTGGAGGACCAGATACAACAGGCACCGCAGGATCATGGGCAAGCGCAAACTACAGCACCGCAACAGGCACTGTCTCCGTGATTGGTACTCTTAATGCAACTTTTTATGTAACCGGAGTCCAACTAGAAACCGGCTCCGTCGCCACTCCGTTTGAGCGTAGACCGTATGGCACGGAGTTGATGCTGTGTCAGCGGTATTATTATCGCGCATTTCCCGGAGCCGTTACTAAACTTCTTGGAACAACTGGATATGTATCCAGCGCAACTAGTTACCGTGCGCTTGGAAATTTTCCTGTTCCGATGCGCGTTGCTCCTTCAGCGTTAGAAACAACGGGAACTGCAAATCAGTATCAAATTGTGACTGGTGTGTCTGCATTTACGCCAACCGCGCTTGCTCATGCTGGTTTGACTACTGACATGTATTGGATGGTTGACGTCACTAGTAGTGGGATGACGTCCGCAGATGCAGGTCATTTTAGAACCGACTCAACTAACGGAGTCACCGCTTACCTCGGATGGAGTGCAGAACTGTGACGTACAAAATGCTGCCGAAGAAAGAAGGCGAGCCACAAATCTACGCTCGCATCGACGACGATGGCCTGTGCCGCCTGACCTGCACAGACGAATATCCGCCATTCAAGGAGTGGCTTGCAGAAGGCAACGAGCCGCTGCCTGCTGACGAACCGCCGAGCGCCTGACAATGGCTAACTGGAAAGTGGAGGGGCTGTACGTCGCGCAGACCTCCGATCACGCTGATGTCGTGACGGATGTTGCGTGGGCTTGCTACGGCAACAACACCATGCGCGGCAAACTGGCTCTCGGCGAACCCGGCAAGCCGTTTGTGTCGTATGCCGATCTGACGGAAGATGCCGTCCTGTCATGGGTCTGGGCGCGTGTAGACAAGGCGTTCGTTGAGAATGACGTAGACGCTGCTGCTTCCGCTGCATCACCTGTGACGCTCAAGCCGCTGCCTTGGAGTTAAACCGTGAACGATCCAGAGATCCTCGCCGTACGCTTGGAAGCACTTCACTCTGACATGAGTGAAATGAAGACAGTCTTAAACAAACTGTCGGATGCGCTTACTAAGTTGGCGTTAATTGAACAAACGCAGAGCCAAACCGCTGGATCTCTTGAACGTGCATTTAAGATGCTAGAGAAAATTGAATCACGCGTGACTGCACTGGAGTTGGCCCAACCAAAGAATGACTTCGCGTCCACATGGGTCGATCGTATCATCACCGGCACGGTTGGTTTTGCAGCGGCAATTATTGCTGCTAAGTTTGGCTTGATGTAAGTGGCTGCACTGAAGATAACTAGTTTCCTTGGTATCGCACCGAAGATTGCCTCGGAGTTGCTGCCGGACACTGCTGCACAAGTTGCACTGAATACTAAACTGTATTCGGGAGATCTAATCCCGTATCCGCAACCTGTTGCAGCCGGGGACACCGGACAAAACACAACTGTAAAAACTCTTTATGCCCTTCGTAACCCAAGTACTAGCGCAGTGGAGTGGCTGTCTTGGACTACTGATGTAAACATTGCGGTTGCCACTTCGAACGAGAATAACAACCAGCGGTTTTACTACACCGGTGATGGAGTTCCTAAGGTCAGCGACTACACGTTGGCTACTAACGGATCACTTCCGTATCCTGTGGGATACTACGATCTTGGACTTCCGGTTCCGACTACTAAGCCAACTGTTTCGACTACTCCGTTTACTACCAAGACCTCCGCCAGTTTTGCGCGTGACGCGTCTGGTATCGCTACGATTGTCACTGGAACTCCGCATGGATTACGCACCGGAACTATCGTAACTGTCTCCGGGTTTACTTTTATTTCGGGGACATACAATCAGCCCGGTACTACGACAATCACGGTCAACATCCCGAGCCACGGTCTTCCAAACGGAGCTGTGGTTTCGCTGGACTTCACGACCGGTACTGCAGTCGACGGCACGTTTACGATTAGTAACGTAACTACAAATACGTTTGACGTAACTGCTAGCGCATCGCTTACTACCTCTGGAGCAGTGCGTCTTAGCATTGGTAGCTTCAACGTTACCAACATTGAGATCAGCGTGGTAAATACCACCACGTTTACGTATTCAAGTCCGGGTTTCCAGATTGCTACCTACGCTAGCACTGAAGGTCGGATTGACCTCGGCGGCTTTGATCAAGTTCGCACATATGCGTACACTTGGTTCACCCCATGGGAAGAGGAGTCGATTGCTTCTGACCCATCGGATGAACTACTGCTGAAGGAAGGTCAAGTTGTTACGGTTACAAATCTTCCAAGCGCCAAACCTACGGGAAACAACTTTGTCCGTGGCATCCGCTTGTACAGAACCGTACCGTCGACAACTGGTACTCGTTATTTTCGACTTAACACTCTCTGGTTCCCACTTGCTCTCACTCGAGTAGAGCGGACTAGCAACGTCTCGCGTGTAACTACCGAGTTCCCACATAACCTGAGCATCGACGACCGCTTTAAGATAAGTGGTTGCGGTGTGGCTTCGTTCGACATCACAGGCGGAATCGTCACCGATGTTATCGACAATTACACATTTGAATACGCTCAGGTCGCGGCTAATGAACCGGATACTACTGTCGCCGTGGGTACGCTATTCTATGACGTATCGCAAACTCCCGGCACTAGCACTGCTCAATACTGGGGTGACGGCGGCGTTTATACTTTTACTGACAACTTTAACGTAGCCACTCTGCTTGACGTTCTTGAGTCGGATGACTACGACGCGCCGCCTTCGAATCTGAAAGGCTTGGTCGCCATGCAGAACAACGTGCTGGCTGGGTTTGTAGCCAACGAGATTTACTTCTCTGAGCCAAACTTACCGCACGCATGGCCAGTTCCGTACAAGATCACTATTGAGCCGAACGTTGTTGGGCTTGCACCTATTGGCGGGTCGCTTTTGGTTCTTACCGAATCGTTCCCGTACATCATCCAAGGATCTGATCCGGCTGCAGGATTCAGCACGCAACGTATTGACCTGCAATATCCGTGTCTGAATATAAAAAGTATCGTTACTTTAAGTGGTGGTGTTGTCTGGTCAACCTACGATGGTCTGGCTTACTACTCACCGTTTGCAGGTGCACAACTTGTAACCAAGTTCAACTACAACAACGATACGTGGACAACTGAGTTAGATCCATCAACGATTGTCGCAACCTTCTATAGCGATATGTATTTTGCCTCGCATTCGAACGGAGCATTTACGTTTGAACGCGACGAAAGGCTTGGTGGTTTGTTTGTTGATCTTGGAGAAACTTCTCAATACTTGTTGTTGGAAAACAACGACAATCTTCTAAGTGAGTTAGATGGAAGTTTTCTGTTGGAGGATGCAAGCCTCGTCGGATTCACATCCACTTGGTATGACGCAATAACCAATAAGCTTTACTACACCGCCGGGTCTACTGGAAACGTTTACCAGTGGGATGACTTGACCCAAGCGCCGCTTACCATGCTGTGGAAGTCCAAGACGTTTAAGACTAAGGATATGATCAATCTTGGAGCGGCACGCGTTATTGCTGACTACTCTCCAGTTGCCAGCACGGTTCTGGAAACTAACTGGGACGATGTAGATACGAACTGGGAGGCTACGTCTGGTACTTACGGTATTACCGATCAGGTAATTTTCCGCTTGTATGTAGACAAACAGCTTAAGTTTACAAAACAACTGGCTAATAGCGGCACGTTCCGTATGCCCAGCGGCTACCGGTCAGATACCTTTGAGTTTGAAGTGGAAGGCAATATCCGCATCCGTGAAGTCCACATGGCCGAAACTCCGATTGGGCTTAAGGAAGCCTGATGGCTACCCGTCAGGCAAGGTTCACAGCGATACCAGCAGTTCCGCAGGCTGGTCTTAACCCTGCTACATACTCGACTTTGGTCGCCATCAAAGAGAACGTAGAACTTCTTGTTGGCTCGCGTGGCGAACTGGGAGCAGCAAACCGGGCTCTCACCAAGGGGCAATTAACGGTCACAGATGCACCGCCACAACAGATGCGACAGGTTACCGCTGAAGGACTTGGGTTCACAATAAGCGGTGTAACTGTGCCTAGTATCGACGACTACATTAAATTGTTGTCTAATGTGCAGCAACTTGCCAATGACGTAGCTGCTGTGCGTAACACCTTGAATGTACTGATAAATCAACTGAAGGCATAACCATGGCTAACGATATCAATACTACTTCACTTGACCTCCCCCCGGCGTTGGCCAGCATTCTCAATATGCAACTGCCTACAGTGCAGCAGCCCGCACAAGCCGCTCCGATGGTAGGACTTTCTTCAGCCGCTGGGATCGGGCCGCAACAGATTGGCGGGGGTATGCCGATGGGTATCCCTTCGTTTCAGGAAGGGGGGTATATAGGGGATAACAGAATTCCGAACCCAGTCCGGTCTTTGAACGCGTTAGTTAATTTGCCGGGACAGTTAATGTCGTTGAAACGCGCTAGAGACGCTGGCCCGAAACCCAACATCCCGCTTAGTGAATCTGGCTATGGTAATGATCCGTTTAATATGGGCCCTGCTGGGTTCTATGCTGCCGGACGCCAAGAACAAGCCATGAATAAAGCAGGCGGTATGGCTCTAGGCAACCAATATCAGGGGTATCTGGATAACATGATCAACCCGCCTCGTGGCGGTGGTATCGCCCGTGACGAACGCTTGGGGGATCAGAGTTTGAGTATGGATATTCCGTCGTTCCAAGAGGGCGGCATGATTGGCGAGGGGGGTATGCCCGTTCCTCCGGGGGCTGTGCCGGGGATGCCGATGCCAATGGCTGGTGTCAATCCTGCTATGGACTCTGAGACTCCGATGGATGCTCAGGCTATGCAGATGCAGATCAATCAGGTGGCCTCGCGCCACCCAGAGGCTATGGCTGAGATCCGCAATGCTATCGTGGAAGAGATGCAGTCTGGAGATCTGACTCAGCAAGAGTTGAACATGATCGTTCAGCTTGCGCAGTTGGCTGCAAACAATCCAGAAATGTATCCGTACGTGAAGCAGTTCGCCATGCAGCAGGGTATCGCTGCCGCTGGGGATTTACCGGAACAGTACGACCAAGGTCTGGTCATGGTGCTTCTGCTTGCGGCTCGGGCGGTTCAGCAGGACTTGGGTGGAGCCCCGGCAGGTGAGATGCCTGCAAACGCTGGCCCCGTAATCCCGTCCATGCAGAAGGGTGGTATGCTCCCGGCTAGCGGTAAAAGCGAACCTATCCTCATTGAGGCCCACACCGGCGAGTACGTTATCCCGAAACACGTCGTGGACATGAAGGGCAAAGAGTTCTTCGACTCGCTTGTAGAGAAGTACAAGGACAAGAAGTAATGGGAATGATGTCGATTGAGATGTTAACTCCTGAGCGGGTGGAGCAGTTAGAGCCCCACCTTGAACCTTTGTTTCAGGAAGCTTGTGAGAGTCACGAAGTCGTTCGTGACGAGATGAAAGGTAAGGATGTGGTCGATCTGGGTAAGACCGGTATGGCTGCTATCTTTGTCTGCTATTTCGAAGGACAACCGTCCTGTGCGCTTGCTTTCCAGTTCTATGAAGTCAACGGTCACAAGGGTGCTGACTTGATCGCACTGGCTGGCAAGGGAAAAAGATTAGTTAAGTTCAAGAACGCATACTGGCAGTCGATCATTGAGTGGCTTAAGGCAAACAACGTTGAGTTTCTTGACGCCTATACGCCGCAATCCAGAGCGTTGGTTTACCAGAAGAAATTTGGTTTTGATAAGTCGTGCGCTTATGTTCGCATGACTCTCCACTAGGAGTTAGATATGAGCAAGGCTGTCAAGAAAGTTCTCACGGTTGCTGCGGCAGTTGCTGTGGCTTATTTCGCTCCTCAAGTAGCGGCTTCGCTTCTTACCAAAGCAGGTACAGCAGCGGCTGCTTCTACTGCGGCTAAGGTTGTTGCAACGGCTGCGGTCAATGCCGCAGGTAACGCAGCGATAGCAGCGGCAACAGGAGGAGATGTAGGAAAAGCAGCGATAGTAGGCGCAGTTACAGGTGGCGTTAGTGGCTATCTGACCGCGCCTACGGCTGCGGCTACAAGTGCGGCTCCTACTGCGGCAACGGGTGCGCCTACTCTGACTGGTGGGCCTACGCTTGCTAACGCGGGTGTGACTGCTACGGGTCAACAAATTCTTACGGGAGCAACTCCCGGCCTTGGTGTGGCTACGGCTCCGGGTGTGACTACTACGGGTGCGTTTGCTCCGGTCGGCTCTACTATTCTTGGTGCTACCTCGGTAACTGGCGTGGCTCCTTCTGCTGTAAGTGCTGCTGCTACTCCGACACTCTCATTTGGCCAACGTGCCATGGGTGCGTTAAGAGAAGCAGGTGAGGAAGTAGTTACCAAGTTCACCGACCCTCGCGCCATTGCGGATATGACCTTGCGTGCGGCTGGCCAGTTGGCTGGTTCTGCGATTGCGGGTTCGGGCTTGTCGCCCGCTGAAGAAAAACTTCTGGCTGCTCAGGCTGCTGACTTGGAAGAACTGAAGCGTACGAACCAAGATCTCTACAACCTGCGACTTGAGCAAGCCAAGGCTATGCTTGGTGAGGCTGCTCGTGACTACGGCTTCGAAGAAGAATCACGCGCCCGCGTGCGCGGTGCTGGCCTGACAACGGCTGCTGTGCGTGGCCTCACGGGTGAACGTCGGCGTGCTGAACTTGCGCGTCAGCGTCGTGCTCGTGCTGAGGAAGTGGCCACCGGTCGTGCTCGTGGTGAGTTGATGACTGCTGAGAATACTCGTGCTGCTCGACAGGCTGGACTTGCTGCACTTCCGGGTGCGGCTCCGCAGGCTTCGACGATGTTTGCTCGTTCTGGTCTGATGGGTGATTACGCTGAGGCAGAGCGCCGTCGTCGTGAAGCATCTGAGCAGAGTGGTCAGTTCTTCGGTGGCCTCACCGGTCGTCGTCAGGCTGGCTTGCTTGGCACTGAGGATTTGGAAGCAGAGCGTGACCGCAACATAGGCGCACGCGTACGAAATATGTTCGGCACCATCGCCTGAGGAGTAGACCATGGCACTTAGTCTTGGACAACTTGTTACAGGCGGCGCTGCCTTTTCTCGTGGACAACGAGAGGCTGAACAAGCCGAACGTACAGCACGACTGAATCAACTGCAGATCGAAGAAGCCAACCGACAGAATCAACTCCGTCGTGAAATGCTTCAGGCTCCGATTGGTGAGCCGATGGGCGGTCTGCGCATGGGGCCTGCGCTTGAAACTGTTCTTCCTCCGATGGATGGAACTCTTGCTCCGTCTCGCCCACGTCCTACTCCTCCGCCTGCACCGGCTGCTGCGCCTACCGGCTTTGTAGATACAGAAATTAAAAGTGAAGAGGAGATGTTGTACGAGCGGCTTAAGCCGCGTTTGTCGTCTTGGAATCTTTCGCGTGCGCAAGGAATCGTAGGTGCCATTCCTGAGGAAACTCAGAAAACAATCGCACTTCTCAAAGATCCGAAGAACTTCTCAACGGAAGAACTGATTGGAGTTTATCAGTACGCTAGTTATTTCGATGATTCAAACACGGCTTCTTGGTTGCGTGATGTTCTTTTGAACCGTGGCGTTCCTGACGCGCAGTTGCGCTCCATGGCTGCTCAGAGAAAGAGCGCCCGTGAAGAAGTCATGCGAATCGAAAGCGCAGAAGCAGCGCGTAAGGCCGAGGCTCAGAGACTCGCGGAACTCCGTGGTCGTAAGACTGAGGCGGGTGTGCCTGCTGCTGGCCTTAAGGCTCAGGATGCCATCAGTCGTGTCATCCAGCGTGAAGGCGGTTACGTCAACGATCCTGATGATATTGGTGGCGAGACTAAGTTCGGTATCAGCAAGGCAGCGTATCCCAAGTTGGATATCGCCAACCTGACCGAAGCGGAAGCGGCTCGCATCTACAAGCGTGACTACTGGGATCGCATCAACGCAGACAAACTTCCTGCCAACATCCGTGAGATGGCGTTCGATGCTGCCGTCAATCAGGGCGTGGCTTGGACGCGTAAGGCTTTGCAGGATTCAAACAACGATCCGCAGACCTTCTTGCAGTTACGTGCGCAGCGATACCAAGACATTGCGGCTGCTAACCCGAGCCAAGAAAAGTTCTTGCAGGGCTGGCTGAACCGCCTTGGTGAGTTCGCTGGCGGTGTAATGGAGGCTGTGGTTCCTGCTGCTGTTGCGGCTCCCGCCGCTGTTGCTCCAACTGCTGAGGCTCCTGCTGCACCTGCTCCGACCGCTGGAGTTCGTCAGGCTCCGGCTGTACCTGCTGTGCTTAGCGACACGCAGAATATTCCGTTTGAGATGCAGCGCAGTATGCAGCAGCGTGAGGAGGCAGTCCGTCTTGCACGTATGTACCAGCGTGCTGGTATGGGTCAGGAGTTCATGCAGGCTCGCGCTAAAGTCATGGAACTCGACAACAACATGTACTACATGCAGGGTATGCAGGGCATCCAAGAGTTCTCGCTGACTGGAGATCCACGTCGCTTGGCGGCAGTTTGGAGCCAGTACTACGGTGCTCAGATCGGTGTTCAGCCTCGCGCCGATGGGCGCTATAACATCCTTGTGGGTGATCAGGTTGCTCGTGAAGGTCTGTCTCCGACCGAAGTTACCAGCATGGCGCGTCTGTCGTTCGATACTGGCTATCGTCAGGCTCAGCAGCAGGCCAGTGCCGAGATGAGTACGGAAGCGTTCAAGGCTCAGTTGGAAATCCAAAAGGATCAGGCCAAGCAACTTACGCAAATGATCCGTGAGATCAAGGTTGCAGAAGCTCAGGGCAACATCTCGCAGAAACTTGAGTGGTTCAAGGCCAACGCTGGTTGGGACATCAAGCCCTCGGGTGGCGGTGACGGAACTGTTATTATTCGTCCTCCGGGTGGTGCGCCGTATCTCTTTAACCCGACTCCGCGCACTATAGAAATTGACGGAGTTAAGGTGCAAACTAACTCGGCGTATCCGATTGCGGGTCTGCCGTCGCTTGGTGGACAGCCGAGGTAAATCATGGCTAAGGCAGGATTGTCGTTTGCTGACCCTTTCATGGATAAGGTCGGCGTAGGCCCAGCGCCCAATCCGTATGCACCACTGTCACCGACCTCAAGCATTGGCCTTGGGAATCTCGGTCAGTCTGCTGCAGATATTGCGCTCGTTGGTGAGCGTATGGCGCGTGGCACTCAGTTCACTTTGCCTGAGATGCGACGGCCTCCTGACATTGGTATCAGCGAAACGACTGGCGAGTTGTTTGTCCAAGGTCGCAGATTTGCTGCCGATGATGCACCTGCTGCATTGCAAGCCGAAGGGTTGTTAGGTCAACCCGGAAGTGGGCAACTGCCCGCTGGCTTTACTCCGCTTGATCAGCAAGCGTACCAGCAGTACCTCCAGTCCATCCGTGAACCTTCGTTAGGTCGCCTTGCTTCCAAGTCATTTGGCCGTGGCGTTGACGTATCACAGGCTTTGTTTGGTCGTGGGTTGCAACTCGCTGGTGCTGAAGAACTGGGCGGTCGGATTGTTTCTGCTCAGGAAGAACAACTGCGGCAGACTTCTCCGTTCGAGCGTCAATTTACTGACATTGAATCTGGGCGTGATGCCGTCGAGTGGTTCGTAGCCAACTTCGCCCAGCAAGGCCCGAACATGATTGAGTCAGTCGTAACGGCTGGCCTTGGCTTTTTGGCGGGTACTGCTGCTGGTGGCCCACTTGGTGGCGCTGGCGGTGCGCTTGCTGGACTTATGGGCAAGACTGCTTTCAAGGAAAGCGTCAAGGCCGCTGCCAAAAAGAAAGCCGCAGGTGAAGCACTGTCGGCTGCTGAGAACAAACTTCTGCGTGAGGCCGCTGGTCTTGCTGGTGCAGTTAGTGCGTCGTATGCACAGAACATTGCCACGGGTGCTGCAGATATTTACGGAGAACTTCGGGACTCCGGTGCTGACGCTGATGATATCGACGCTCGCATTAAAGCCCTCGCGGGATCGTTACCATATGCTGCACTTGAGACGCTTCCAGAATTCTTACTCGCTTCGCGATTACTGTCTGGCGCTGGTGCGCCTAGGGCGATACCTGCTGGTACTTCCGTTGGCCGTCGTGGGGCTGAGCTTCTGCGCCGTGGGCTTGTTGGCGGTGGTGTTGGCGGCTTGGCTGAGGGAACAACCGAAGCAAGTCAAGAAGCCCTCCTCCTTGGAATCTCAGGACAAGACTTAACTAGCGACGAGGGTATCAACCGCCTCATCAATTCGTTTGCCGCAGGCTTTGGTGTCGGTGGCCCAATTGGTACTGTCGCTAACCTGCGTGGTAAAGAACCGGCGAACTTACTTGATCCGGGTAAGACCACTGAACCACCGGCTAGTACTGCGATTATTCCGTTTACTCCGCCGCAAGCACCTCCGGGGCCGGGTACTGGATTCACAATGGTTCCGGGTACAGGGATCATTCCGCAACCTGTCGGACAATATATTCCTGCAGGGGCTGGAGTTGCTGCTCCGTTGGCGTTGCCTGCACCCAGACGCGTGTTGCAGGTTCAGAGTCGTCCGGGCTTTGTGGTTGACTCGCAAGGTAACGTCCGCCCGGCTGATGCCGATGATGTGATTGTTGGTGTTACCGAAAACATCCCGCCAGTATTCCCCGGACAGCAGGGCGTGTTGGATATCTTTGGTGGTGAACCTGTCACTGCTGGAGAGATTGCTGCTCGTATGCAGCCACCGGCTGCTGCTCCTGAGGCTGTAGCGCCTAGCGCCACACCGGCTTTGAATGTTATCCCCGGACAGGGGGCGCTTCAGTTTGGTCCTGCAGCCCCAGAGGTTGCGCCGTTATCTGCGTTTGGTCAGCAGGTCGCACAAGTATCCGGTCAGTTGCAGCGTCAACGTGAGTTTGAAGCGGCACAACAACAACGTGCGGAACAAGAAGCCGCGCAGCGTGAAGCAGATTTCAACCGTGCGCTTGCTCAACAGCAACTTCAACTTGGTCAGGTCGGTGCTGCTGCACCTACGGGTGTTGTTCCTGCGCTTCCGCCTCGTCAATTTGGCCCGACTGAACCGCAACAGTTACCACTCTTTGGTGCGCGTGGATTGCCTCGCCCGTCCGGTGCTGAGCGTTTACGCCGTGGTGCTACGCCACTGCCTGAGACTGGTCCGACTGTACCGGTTACGCCACGCGAGAGCCTGCAGGTTGCTGGCCAGTTGCCGCTCTTTACTCGAGAAGGACAGCCGTCAGTTGCTGCTCTGCGTGGTGCTGGCAAACGTCGCAAGGTTCGTCCGCAGTTGCAGAAGGGTGGTCGTCAGCGTCCGCCTGAGCCAGCGGCTAAGGTTCGTGCCGTTGCTGAGAAAGTACGCAAGCGTCAACGTGTTGATGCCACGTTGGAAGACGGCTCCCGTTATGTAGGCATCATTGATGCCAATGGTAATTTTGTCAGCGGTAAGGTTACTTACGCCGATGGTACGTCCTTCGAAGGTACGTTTGAGAATGACGCTCCTAAGAACGGTGTGTACACGGATGAGGCTGGCGAAAAACTTCAAGTAAGGAACGGAAACTATGCCATTCAAGAGCGAGGCACAGAGAAAGTACCTGCACGCGAACCAGCCGAAACTGGCGCAAAAGTGGGAGCAACAGTATCCGGTCAGCGGGAAACTCCCAGAAAGGGTGAAGCCCTCAAGAAAGGTGAGCAAAAGCCGCCCGTTCGGGAAACTGGTAAGAAAGTAGAGGAAACCAAACGCCCAAAAGTAGGGGCGGCTCCGGCCGCCTACGCAACCCCTGAGGAAGCATGGGAGGATTTAGGTCCGGATGACATTACGTACTCCGACCTTCCTGCCAAACTCAAGGCTACGTGGGATGAGAAGTTCCGAAGCAATCAACGAAATCTGACTCAAGCGTATGCGCTTAGTATCGCGGCCGATGCCCGTGACGTTATTGCCGATCAAGAAGCAGGTATCACTGAGGAAGATCAGACTGTCCGTCAAGCATTGGAAGAAGAAATTAACGTAGCGGAAACCAGTCCTAACCTCCGTACGTTTAAGGACGCAATGGCTACGGTAATGTTCCATGCGTTATTCGATACTGATTCCAACAATCGTAAGACCGGTGTGATCGAACGCGCTCAGTCTTTCTTTGCCAATACGCAGTTCTCACCGCAGCAGCAAACCGCTATTGACGATGTGGTGATGATGCTGGCTAACGACCGCCTGCAGATGGAAGCCGTGTTCACTCGCGGAAACATGAAGGGGCAATACACCCCAGCGTTCTCATACTTGCGTGGTCGCGCACTGCTTCCGAACGTGACTAGTCGCATCGTGGGTTTGCCGGTTGAGGAGGCCAAACTTCTTGTTGAGGCGGGTGAGATTAAACTTACCCAGTTACCTGAGGACACGGTTGGCAAGATTACTAAGATTGCTACTACCACTGGTCGTCCGAGCGTTGGTGAGAAGATCACTAACCTCAATAAGACTACTTCGCTTACCAGTATTGTCCGCACTCCGCAGGCTGTACTTGCTAACTTCTTGGATGAACTGTTCAAGAACTACAGACTTATCCGTGGTCTGAACTCCGAGATGGAGGTTGAGGGTAAGAAGTATCCGGGTCTGGCTGCTGCGGCCAAGGCTTTGTATTCCCGTCTTGATGAAGCAGGACGCAACTACTTCTATCGTGGCAAGCGCCTCAAGGATTTCTTCAACGAGAACGGTGAGCCTAACCTGCTCAAGTCGCAAGGTCGTTACGTCATTGTCCCCGAGGTAATTACTGCGGAGCGACAGGCTGAGATCGACAGGCTTGCCCGTGAAGAAGCACGGATGGCTGCAGAAGAACGCGCCAAGGAGCGTGAGGAACGGCTTGAGGAGTTCAATAGAACCAAGGCAGACAAAGAAGCCTTCCCGGTTGAGGATGATTACGACAAGCCTGACGGTATGTTCTACCGTGACGATGGCACTGACATTGGTAAAGCCATCCCTGCTGGCCGCGTGAAGATTCTGGTCACTAACTTCCTGCGAAAGCTGCGGATCAAACCGCGTACATATATTTACAGGAATGTGGCTGATCTAAAACGAAACAATCCTGAGTTGTACAGTCGTGCAGCCGCTTCCCGTCCGAAGGGTGACTTCGATACCACGCAAGCAATGGGTTATTCGTTTGGTCCGAACGTCATCATCTTCTCTGACTTCATCCGTAGCGAACGGCAACTGAAGTTTGTACTGGCTCACGAAACCCTTGGCCACTTTGGATTCAAGGGCGTGATGTCAAAGGCTGAGTTAAATCGTGCATTAAACGATATATACGAGGCAGACTCCGACGTACGAGCTGCAGTTAACGACATGATGGCTGCGCGTAATATATCCAAACTTGAGGCTTTGGAAGAATACGTTGCGGACTTTGCTGCCGAGATCGACGTATCCATCCTCAACCGTATCTGGAATGCACTCAAGAATGCGTTGAACAAGATCGGTCTGAAGTTCGAGGACGACGCTGCCCGCTACCTTGTGAACCTATCACGCAAGTACGTGCGCCGTGGAGACGCTGGCAACTTCCTCAGTGCAAAGACCATCGCTCAAGACTTTGAGATGATTAACTCTGCTCAGTACGAAGGCCGCTACGCTGTGTTCTCTAACGCAGACCTTGGCTCCAAAGCGTTTGCTGCCAATGCCTTGAACTATCGGTATGGCCCGATGGGCGGCTTGATGGGTGCGTACGAGAGTTTCCGCAACCGCGTGTTTGGTACGCAGAAGGATGTACCGGGTACGGTTGCACGCATACTGGAAGAAGTTCAGACGCTGGACAACAAGGCCCGACGCAGCGAAGGCTTGAGTCTTATCTATAAGATGTTTGAGAAGCAGCAGCAGTTTGCTCGCTCGCTCTTGTCAAAGTACCAGCGCATGACCTCCTACAGCCACACTCCGGACTACGGTGTGTTCGGTGAAATCGGTGGTGTGCCGGGAGTTACGGAGGAGGAGAAGGAGAAGGCTGGTGAGTTGCTTGCATATGCCGCGCTGTTGCGTGGTACTGAAGCCACTGACCAACTGATCCGATCCTTCGACAGCCTTGTGTTCATGGATGACATGGGCAACATCACTGTTGACCCGAAGGTTCGTGACCAACTTGAGAAGGCTGGCTACGTATCTGCAGAGGAGTTCCGCAAAGGATTCCAAGTCACTCTGGCCAACGGTAGCAAGGTTAAGTATCAGTTCGACGTAGACGAAGATAGCGATATCTGGAAGGTCTACAACGAGATGCGTGCTGCCGTTAACGAGTCGGCCATCGACCTGATGCTGTCTAACTTTGAAGCATCGCAGGCTGAAGGCAAGCGCGTTATCAACCGGCTGAATGATCTGCGCCGTGGTAATAACGTATTTACTGATGATGACTTGACTGCTATCCGCAAGGCTGCAGAAACCTACAAGCGTATGCGTTACGCTGGTCAAGACGTTGCCAGTGCTGCGGTTGCGTTGGATAAAGATGCGCTCAAGCGTTCGGAAGAATTCGTCATCGCCTTTGGTCGCGCTCTGTTTAACGACAGCGTGTACAAGGTTTGGATGAAGGAAGCGGATGCTGACCCGAGAATCGTCGAAGACCTGAAGGAATTCCAGAAGGCAGAGTACGACGACTTGCGTGCTGCACTTCCAAGTCTGCGCCAGAAGATCACTGGTAGTAAGGAAGCCAAGGAAGGTCAGTCCTTCTCAATGCAGAAAGCCATCCGAGACTTGTTCTTGTTTGACCTGCAGTCGAGGAACGCTGACTACTACGCCAAGCGTACGATCCTTGGTTCTTACGTTCCGTTTACCCGCCGTGGTACTGAGCAAGTACGTCTTGCTGCTTATGACTCCAAGGGTAATGCGGTTCGATTGGATGAGGCGACACGCGCCACACTGCCGTACTTCCAGTTCGATAGCCGTAGCGAAGCACTCAAGACTGCTGAGGATTTAGAGAAGGAGTTCGGCGGCGATAACACATGGACATTCTTGGATGACGACGGTAAGGAAGTCACCGTTAAGTTGCGTCCGGAGATATCCCGAGTTCGCCAGTCGTCTGACCTGACTGAAGCCGTGAACTTTAACGAGTTCATCTACGTGCTGAACCGGCTCAACGTGAACATCACTCCGGAAGTCCGCGAGCGGATTGTTACCACGCTAACTAACCAGAACGAACGCGCTCGTAAGAACCTGCAACGCTCTGGTACTCCGGGCTGGGATAAAGATGTTATCCGGTCTGTGTCGGAACATCTGGAAACTACTTCCCACGTAGCAGCGAAGAAACTATTCAAGCACCGTCTTGACGATATCCTGTTAAACAACAGCCTGTGGCTTGGCGATCCGCAGAAACTTGAGTCATTGAAGGCTGCAGTAGATAGCGCACGTAATGATCTGGAGCGCGCCCGCGCACAACGCGAGTACGACCAGTATGCTTATATGTATAGGTATATGCGTGCGACGGCTGGAGAGAACACCGTCGAGATTGATGGTAAGAAAGTACCGACCCTTGGTCGTGGTGAAGACTACCGCGAGGAAGCCAAGCAAGTACTCCGTTGGTATAGCGAAGCTGGAAATATTACGGACAGCACAGAAGATTTACTGTCTGGAGAGACCGGCTCAACTATCAAAATGGCCACCGTGCTTATGCAGTTGGGTGGTTCTGTCGCTACAGCGTTCATTAACTTGGCGTCACTTGCGTCGAACACCATCCCATATCTTTCCTTCTACAACCCGAAAACGGGTGTGGGTGGTGGCTACGGGTTCTCCAAGGCAAGCACTCAACTATCGAATGCTATCAAGGACATTGGTAACCCCAGCTTTGCCGATGGTGAATTTATCCAGAACCTTTTGTCCGAGGGAACCTATGACCGGTACGGTCTGACCAGAGACGAAGCAGAGTTCCTGTTCCAGCAGACGGAAGAAGGCACACTGCAGGCGGCTCAGTTCAATGCGCTTGTAGGTACGGCACGCGGTAAGGTCTTCTCCAACCGAGCGCAAGCAGCCATTAAGTTGTGGATGGGAATGTTCTCTTATACGGAACAGATCAACCGTCGTGCCACGGCTCTGGCTGCATACCGCTTGGAAAAGGAGCGACTGCAGGCTGAAGGGATTACGGATCAGAACCGTATCGAACGTGAAGCAGCGGAGGCTGCACGCACAGCGGTGAACACCTCGCAAGGCGAGTACGCCATGTTCAACCGCCCTGAGATGGCACGCGGTAACGTGCTGCAGTACGTCTTTATGTACAAGCAGTTCGTGATCATCACCGTGCAGTTGCTCAAGGCCATGCCTGCAGAAGGTCGGCTGTTGATGCTGGGCTTCTTGCTGCTGGTCAGCGGTATTAAGGGACTTCCGTTTGCAGAAGACTTGATGGATGTTCTGGATACTATCCTGCAGAAACTTGGGTTGCGTACGCCAAGCGTAGAGAAACAACTCTCCGAGTGGATTGACGCTGTGGCTCCGGGCATGACCCCGTACCTGATGCGTGGTGTGCTGGATAGAACCACAGGTGCTACGTTGTCGAGCCGCTTGGGTATGGGTGACTTGCTGCCACTGACTGGAGCGTTCCGCGCTGGTGCAGACCCGATCCGAGAACTGGAGAACTTTGCTGGCCCGGTGGTCGGTGGTATCAGCGGTCTTGTTGGTATGGCCGGTGGTCTAGCCAAGTACGGTGCAGAGACTGTCGGGTTGCGGGATGACACCACATCACTTAACTCGTTGCTGCGTGACTCTCCGATTGCACTGATGCGTGCGGTGGGTGATGGCACTGCGTACCTGAGTGACGGTCGTATCACTAACACTCGCGGTCAGGTGGTGTCAGAAGATGTCGGCACGCATGTGGCTCTGGCAAGGTTCCTTGGTTTCTATCCTGCCATTGCTACTCAGCAGAACGATATCGTGCGCTTGTCCAAGTACGTGAGCGATTACGCTAAGGCGATCAAGGCTGACTACACAGCGGCATACGTTAAGGCGCGTTTGGCTGGTGACACTGATGCCATGCAGCAGACGCTAGAGAACGTACGTAACTGGAACGAAGCGGCTGCGGGTACTGGGTTGGAGATCAACAACTTCATCCGGTCTGCTAACCGTGCTGCCCGAGAAGCCGAGCGTCCAACTGCCATGCGTTTCCTCAAGGCTGCACCCAAGAACGTGCGTCCTGAGACTTTGGAACTGCTGGAAATCTACGGTATTGAACCGGGAGAACTGCAATGATTGAGACGTTATTAGGTGGCGTATTTGGTGGGCTGTTACGCCTAGCACCTGAGGCACTTAAGTTCTTTGATCAGAAGAACGAACGCAAGCATGAGCTTGCCATGCTTCAAGCCGAGATGGAGTTTGCCAAGGTTCGAGGTGAGATTGCCATGCGCCAGACCGAGGCGCAGATGACTATGGCTGAGGTAGATGCCATTGGTGAGGCTTTTAAGGAGCAATCTGCTACGGCCCGTGCCGCAGGTAAGTGGGTGGCGGCTATCTCTGCACTAGTCCGACCGTTCGTCACGTATCTATTTGTTATTGCGTACGCTACGGTAAAGGTTGCCAGCTTCCTGATCGCGCTAGAACAGAACGGCGACTGGCGGCAGGTGCTGACCTCCATGTGGGGCGTAGATGATATGGCCGTGTTGAATATGATCTTGTCGTTCTGGTTTGTTGGGCGCGTGTATGAGCGCATTAGATGAGGCCATCCCGTTAACGGCAGACTTGTGTCGGCACTTTGAAGGCTTCAGATCAAAGCCGTATATCTGTCCTGCTGGGTATCCGACCATTGGCTATGGCACGGTATGGAAACCAGACGGAACTAAGGTGACTATGGATCACCCGCCAATCACACGGGAAGTTGCTAATGATTGGTTGATGCGAGAACTTAGAGGAACCTACGCCACTGGCGTACTTAAAGCGTCCCCCGGTTTAGTTAGTAACCCACGCGCCTTGGCTGCGATGATCGATTTTGCTTATAACTTAGGCGTGGGTAGATACCGGGCCAGTACATTGCGTAGGAGAGTGGACGCACAAGACTGGGAAGGTGCTAAGGATCAACTTAGCCGATGGGTGCGGGGCGGCGGCATCGTTCTTCCCGGTCTTGTGCGAAGGCGTAAAGCAGAAGCGGCGCTGTTCTAAAGCGCCTTCAACTGACCTAGGGCTAGGTCTTCCGCGTTCTGGCTTTCTTTATCTAAGATACCTTGGAGTCTGGGGTGATTGAGGTTGACACCGATGACATAGGTCTGCCCGAGTTTGATGGGCGAGTCCTTACCCAAATACGCCTTCTGGGACTTGGGCGTAGCGACAATGCCTTCCTCAGTAAGTTCTTGTATGAACGACTTGTAGTCGCTGCCTCTAACAGACAACCACTTGCGGAAGTGCGCCCTGTCGAGCATGACAACACCGTGGTCGAAGTGATCCCCAACAGTCTTGCGGTGCAGGTCGAACCGGACGTAGATGCTTGATCGTGGCAGTCGGCTGTAGTCCACGGTTGCCTTCTGTCCGTCTTGATGGAATACGGTAAGCGCACTGGAGGCAGTATCGTTAAGGTACTCACCAAGTAGATCGAACGCATCTACCTTGCTTTCCTGTGCTGTCTTACGGATAGCACCCATCTGATCAAGCACCCACGTAATACCTCTAGCGTGGTCGAACTTAATAAGTCCCCAATCTTTGGCTAACTTACCGGCCAAATCTGCAAGGATAATGGCTTGCTCCCAGTACCGTTCCTCACCCGCAAACTTGCAGTCGTATCGGCTGGCGAACGTAGCGTTTGCATCCGCGATGATGGTCTTCAGGGCAGAAGGTCCAAGTTCCAATAGGTTCTTAATGAATGCTCGACCTACGTGCCCATACGTACTATTGAGGAAGTCATAGACCTTACGTCCTGCATCGCTGTCTTTGGTGAACAACGGGCTAGGTTTGACCGTAACCTCAAGTAGTCGTGCCATCTGCGCGTCTGTATCCATACCGGATGAGACAAGTTTCGCAGCCATAGATTTATTTGTGGATACCGTCACTGGCATGGCGAACGTCTTAGCATCACGCTCCTCTGCATTGCGATTCAGTCTGGCCTTGTCTCGACCTTGGCTTACCCAGTAGAGGAAGTCACCAACGTCTTTGTCTTGCATCATGGTGGCTTCATCAATCGTCATGGGCATATTCGAATACAGTCCCATGCGGCTGAACAAAGTGTTCTGCGTGAACTTGGCAGCAAAGTGCAACTTGTCAGGGTTGCCCCATACAGATTGCATCCACAACTGTGCCAGTGTCTTACCACCGCCGGTCGGGCCGTAGAGCGAGATGGTTAATCCCTTCAGACCTGTGAACGCATACAGTGGTGATGACAGGCTGACACATAGCGCAAACATATGCGTGTCCAAGTTGGCCTTCTCTGCCAGTCGGGTGAACTCAACCCAACTATCCATGTCACCAGAGACACCATACAAGTCATGGCTCAACTTACTGTTAATAGATGCCAGAGTGATTGAGTCTTCCATCACGCTACCGTCTGGGTTACGGCGCATGATCGTGTCGCCAATAACGAACTGGTTGTAGTTCTCCTTCCAACCCATCGTGGCATAGAGGTTCGTCATGGTGCGGCGCTGCCGCAGTTCTTCCATGTAAGCACGGAGCATATGCTGGAAATATCCTGTCTGGTGTTTACCGTTTAGGACGATGCCTTGGTCTGCGATTGCAGCGGGGAACTCTCGGCTACCCTCAGCAAGGTACGCCTGTCTTAGGACAAGTTCTTGCCACCCAATATGCGGACGCTTCCAGTGGTAGCGCACAGTCTCATAACCAAGAGATTCATCCCGACCATACGAAACTGGATACAAGTCAAACTTACATACGTCCACATCCGTGTCGTCGATGGTCAACTTGATACCGTCTGCTGTGCGCTTGTAGGGTTTCGGCACGGGGATATCGGTGGATACTGGATCAATAGCGTCGGTCGGCGCAGCCACCTCTTGGTACTGGATGCCAAGCCTAGCCGGTGAACCGATCTTGTCTTTGAACTTGCACCCCTTACAGCCATCCGGTCTATCAGTGCTGAACTTGGCACAAGTAGTCGGGCCAGTGGTTACGCGCTTCCATTGCTCCAACTTACGGAGCGTGTTGTCTACGTCGAACGATGGATGCTGTTCACTCCATGTAATAGCCGTGGCCTCTGGGTCTTGGCAGTACGCAGCCACACCCAATAGGGAATACCACATGGGTTCTGAAACATCTGCTTGGTTCTTTATAGCCCATCCGATCTGTTGGCACTTTGCAGCCACAGCCATGGGGTTAGACGGCGGCAGTGTGTTCTCGACAACAAGGGCTTGTGATAACTTACTTGTGAGTGTGTGATGTCTCCGGATCAAAACATGATCCGCTAGTGCAACTTGCATCGTAGCAACAGTAGTCGGCTCGGCATCCAGAAGTAAGGAGACTTCCTTACCATTCTTCGGGTTGTGTGTTCCAATAGGACGCAGCACCAGTGCGCTGTTCGCAGTCAGCCCGGTATCAACCTCAAACTTCTTGGCGATTGTTGCGGCCTTGAGTGCCTCAGCCAGTGGCTTCCATTCGTCGGGTGGCAACTCACGGTCTAGTACCCAGTAAACGTGCAAGCCGTTACCGGAGTGAATGATCATAGGTTTGGGTAAGCCAACATCCTTGACGAACTTACCCAAGGCTACGAGTCCCTCCTTCCATGAAGGGAACGGTTTGGTTTCGCCGCAGTCAATGTCTAGGGCAAGCACCTTCGTAGCACGGACATTATCCTGCTTACGGCTACCCTTCTCAATGAATGCAGAGATAGCAAAATATGTGTTGTTACCCCGTTGGTCTAATGCGACCACGGTTTTGGCGAGTTCTTCTACAGTCGAAAAGAATCCCTGCTTGTTACCGTCAGGGTTAATGACAGTCGTAACAAAGAAACCTTCCGATGGTAGAACCCGCTGAAGAAAACTCAACGTGTCCATAGCGCCCCGCTATAGCGGGGGGATTTCTCCCCCCGCCACCATTCAAGTATTAAGCAATTCCTGTAAGCGTGAAAACCTTTCTCGCTGATCTGACGCAATCACTTCTGGCATAGGCCATTGGTGATTCTTCATTATGTCGAGAAGTTGTCGTAGCACACGCCTAACCGTAACGTCATTGGATTTGCGGAGGGGCTTGCCCTTCACCCAACCATGGTACGTCATGCGGGAAACGCCAAACAATGTGGACATATTCCCAGTGGTCAGAAGCATATGCCTACGTAAAGTTTCCACCTTTGCAAAGTCCAGCGGTGGTTGATCAGTCATCCGCAACCTCGCCTACAAGGGCTGCAATCTCGTCAGCCAGTGAGTTAGCAGCGGCAGGGGTAGGAGCAGGGGTCGCCTTAGGAGCAGCCGCCTTGGGCTTAGCCTCAGGTTTAGCAGCACCGAAACCACGCTTCACAGGGGCAGGGGCAGCGGCTGGGATGGGGGCTTCAACCTCCTCTACCTCTGCAACTGCTACAGCGGGTTTCGGCGCAACGGGGGCAGGAGCAGCAATCTTCGGCACTGCAACTGCGGTTCGGGGAGTCTCACCAGTAATATCTTTAACCTTGGTAGACCCAAACAGTTCGTCAACGATAGCCTGAGTATCCTCTTCCAAGAAGCCGCCGAAACTAAACTTCAACTTCGGGAAGGATGCGTCGGTGTCGAATGATACCTTGGTCTTGACGATCTCAGGCGGGATGCCACGCACAGAAAGTTCTTTCTGGTACTGGTTCAATCCCTTCAGTGCAGCAGGTGTGACCTGCAACAAATACACAGGGCCGTTAGGATCGTCAGCCGCAACCACAGCAAGACGCTTCTGGTCAGCACAGGCTTTGATCTGTTGACCTTGCGGAGTCACCTTGGAACCCCATGCGTTCTGCGGACAGGAAGCACAGAGATCATTCTGCGGGTTGGTAGCCTGAGGATCGGGGCCGATACCATCAAGCGAGTAGCAGTCTGGTGCGCTCGGCTCAGCGTCAGGAGTCCACTGCTTGGCGTACCAAATCTTGGACAGTCGCGGGTTAGCACCAACGATAACAACTTCCAGCGTGGTGGAATCCAATACGGTTTCGGTATCGCCGTCGATGATACGGAACCGCGCACCCTTGATGCTGATGCGTGGATAGGACTCACCCGTACCGCCACTAGACAGACCGCCCGTCAACGACTGAGCAAGTGCTGATTGGACGCCTACCCGTGCGGCAAGGTGAGCAGGAACTTTGATGTTTGCAGGAACGATATTAGTCATCTGATTACTCCACTGATGCAGTCGGCTTACGAATGTTCACATCCAGTCGTGTTCCATAATTCACACCGGGCGGAACGGTTTTGGTCTGTTCAATATATCCACGCACAGCGACCTTACTGACGCGCTTCTCAAAGAGATCATACGCTTCGTTTTCTTTGACGAACGAAAGCATAGCATCCCAGTCAGCCACGTTCGCGTAGTCACTAGTGGTAAGGAATGCAGTGCCATGCTTGGTCTTGAAACTGGTGACGCCTTGTACGTCCGCTTGTTCCTTGATCCAAGACTCTAACTTCTCCATCTTCGCTTTGATAGCAGCAGTCTGCTCTTTCATCTGCGCTTCGATGGCTTCCTTCTGACCACGTAACTTCATGTACGTAGCGATAACATCATCTACCTTTACACTCATAGTTACCTCTCAGTTTCTTCTTTAATTAAATCTAGCAGCAAGCCTTGTAACTTCTGCTTGTTCTTCAGTCTCTCGTACATCTTATGCTCTAACTCGGTCGCCTCAATGTGTATCACGTTGGATACGTGCCGCTTACCAATACGCTCAATGCGACCGTTCGCTTGAACATACTGCTCGTTCTGATTGATCGGCCCGTACCAAATGATGGTTGATGCACTGGTCAATGTAAGACCATGCGCCATCGTGCCGGGATGTGCAATCAAAACGTGCGGCTCTTTCAAATGTTGGAAGTCGTGAAAGATTTGATTCCGTCTGCTTGCAGGTACTTCGCCATTCACCACGCCGACAGGCCAGTGCTTCTCTAGTTCGCGGCTCAGCATATGCAACGTGCCAGTCAGTGGCACGAACAGAATCACTTTCTCTCCCGCTTCCTCAATCAACTCTTTGACTAAGTTTACACGCGGCGATGCGTCAATTTCAAGGTTTTGTCCGTTGTCGTCATACGCTACACCGCAAGATATTTGTACCAGTTTCTGAATCTTCACCGCCTCATTGACGGCAGTGATTGTCCCCTGCTTTCTATCCGCAGCCAGTTCAGTTACGAAATGTTTGAGCATGGCTTGGTAGTGTTTCTTCTGTACTGGTGTCAGTTCCACACTACGGGTTTGGATGACAGTATCAGGTAGGTCAAAGCATTCTTCTCGAGTGTACCGCACAGCAGGTGTGAGAATATGTTTGACTGTCTCAATCGCCTCTGGCCGTGGAACGTATTTCCATTGACCAACTTTCATCATCACCTGATCACGAAACGCAGTGTATGTCTTGGTGCAGTACGGGCTGTTAACCAACTTGGCCAGTGACCATGCGTCCGTTGGTAGGTTCGGCGTCGGTGTGCCAGTCATCAACCACAAACGTGTTGTGGGATTCTGTTCCATGAACTTGCGGAATACCTTGAACCGTGTAGTCGATGGGTTACGCAGGACTGCCGCCTCGTCCACGATGATCAGGTCGAACACCCCGTTGCAGTGTGGGGATATGATCTGAAACCCATCATGGTTGATGATGTAGAAATCATTATCAGTCTTCAGCAGTTTGAGTCTGCGTTCGGCCGTACCATGCAGAGTGACGAACGATCTGTTGACTAGGCCAGTGAAAATGCCGTCACCCCATACCCGCTCAAGTGTAGAGAGCGGGGACAAGATGAGAACCTTTCTCACTTGCTTGGTCTTGATCAGATAGTCAGCAGCCCACAGTGCCGATTGCGTCTTGCCTGTACCGATCTCGTTGAGTACTAGCCCACGAGTATTGAGCGTCAAGAACGCAGCAGTTTCTTTCTGGTGGTTGTACGGTTGATGCGGGCCGGGCCAGTCGTAGTAATGCAGGATGGGGGAGGGAGCCTTGATGCCAAGGTTCCGCAGTATGCGTACCTCATCCAGTCGGTGGGGTGTAACCACCAACTTCACACCGTCCTTGACCAATGGCTTCGCTGTTGGGATGCACTCCAACACACGGTCAGGGTTGTTTAACTTAAGTGCTAGTGCTCTAGCACTCTCGACAATAAGCATTGTTCAACCTCGTTAATATCTTCAACACTCCGCACCAAGAACCATCTACCACCGGCGGCTTTTATTTCTTCTCCGCATCTACGTTGTAACTCGGTGGGCTTTTTACTTGGGTCGGCCTTACATTCGATACCTACAAACCTACCGCCAACGATGGCGATAATGTCGGGGATGCCTGACTTTCCAAACCCGTTGTTGCCGGGAAAGAAATACCAAACATCATGCTTCCGTAATACCTCAACAACTTTACGTTTGATCTTGCCTTCGGGTGTCATAGCGCAGCAACTACAACTACTAACCCACCCGCAATGGTGGCAGTCGCATCCCAGATATCAGGGGTAGCACTACCGGGATTAGTCTTGTGTCTCCATATGTCGTATACCTCTTTGCCTATACCAACCACCGTGGCTAGTAACGCCCCAAGAATCGGGGACACGATGCAACCCAGTGCTGCAATCACACACCCATAAACAAAGTGGTTAGCCTTATCTTGCGGAAGTATTGGTAGTTTCATAGCGCAGCGTAGTCACAGTCGTGTCGTGCAGGACAGAAGCGGCACAATCCACTCGGTCGGGCTGGCCACTTATCATGTTCCAACGAATTATAGATACGTCGTATCTTCCCCATGATCACAGCCCACATCTCATTGGACTGCTCCCTTGTGTACTCCTCGGTATCCATCTGCAAGTGTTTCAGCCATACGAGACTGGTCTTACATTTGTTTACGTTTGGGTAGTGCTTGAATACTTGGCAAGCAAACATCTGCATCTGAAAGAAGTCAGGGTTGCGCTTACCAGTTTTCCAATCCATTACGTAGGCAGTATCGTCACGCAGTACCAGTACGTCCAACTTACTACGTAGCCATGCGTCTGGTTCCCACCACCCCGTAGGTTTCAGTTCCTCCGTAAGAACCAATTCCTTTTCGATGTGGAGTTCTCCTCCGTTAGCAATCTTCTCGACCGTGGTACAGAGGACTTCGTAATGTGCAATGTCCTGCGGTAACTCGGCGTCCTCCTTAAGCCTGCGCTCAAGGTACTCATGGATACGTTCCCCGTACTTACTCGCTTCACCACCATCATCAGTAACATCCTTGAGGATACGTTGACGGTAGTATCGTAACGGGCAATTCTCATACAACTTTATTGCAGAATATGAATGTGACAAACGCATAGATTGTTGCCCCGGAGGGTTAGTCCGGGGCGGTAGTCATTGGAAGCCTGAGTCTATCTCACTCATTCATCCGTTTCAAGCAATCAAATTTTGATAGTTCTAGGATTGAGACTAGGGACATCATGTCCTTCATATTGGTAGAAAACCTGTGGTAATCCGTGCCTATCTTGACTAATGCAAATAACTCAGTGGCGTTCTCGTTGGTCTTGACGTAATCCACCAGAGCCTCGGCTAGTTGCAGGGCGTCTTGGTTACGGGGGGCAAACTTAACTTCGCTGATGTTAGTCATTGGTGTCCTCTGAGATTATCTTTAGGTTATTGAATACGACGTATGTATATACAAGATTGGCTACGACCAGTATGAACGTGGGGATATCCTCCAAGTAATGCCAAATAAAAAGAATCATAAATCCCTTAATGAATAGTAACGCATACGTTACTCCGACCTTATCGAACAACCATGCGAGTAGTGGGTTCTTCTCTCCGTACCCTAGGTTAGTCCCATAGATAGTCGAGATGGCATCGGTCACCTGTAGCACTACGAACGCAGCGAACACGGCTTCGTGAAACATCATGTATCTCCATAGTTATCAGCCTGTCCAGACTCACAGGCTACTGGCAAATCAGCAGCCCACGCTGGAGGGGTAGACATACACTCAACCAGATATCTTTCTGCATGGTCGGCATCCGCAGCACCGGCGGTAATGATGATCTCGTCGTGTACTTGGAAGGCGACCTTGTACTTCTGTCCGACCTTGGCCATCTGCTCACGGATAACCAGTGCGGCTAGGGCTTGGACGATATTCTCTACGACCTTGCCACCGTATATCTTCGTCCAATCTAACTTGACCGCAGGGCCACCACCTAACTTGTTAGCGAGATACTTCTTATATGTACGTGCGTCGGCTATGTATTCGAACCCATTACCGTTGGCACGCAGGGCGGTGTATCGCAGTTTGAATCCGTTGGGTAGGATTATTCCTTCGCAGTCGTAGTCGATAGATTTGTTAATGGTTCCTGAACCTCCGTTCAAGATCCCCTGCAGTGCGTAGCCACATCGCTGCCATAACTCCACGATCTTCCAGTTCTTCTGGCGGTAGAGCCTGACGATACGTTCGGCCTCGTTAATATCTATCTTTACGGATATGCCAGCCTGTCCTATCTCAAGGGTGCGTCGGAACTTCTCGGCTCCCATGCCGTAGCCCAGACCCAACACACAGGTCTTACCTACGAACCTCTCCACCTTGTCTGCCTTGGTGATGGTGCGACCGTAGACCTCCGTTGCAAACTCGGAGTACACATCCCGCTTCTCACGGAATGCTTGAACCAAATCCTCTTGTCCTGCAAGCCACGCAACCATACGTGCTTCGATCTGACTAGAGTCACAGGCAATTATCTTGTGGTATTCGGGTGCGCGTAACGCTTGTCTAATCTTGTTGTTCCCACGGGCAGGAAGATTTTGTAGGTTGATCTTGTCGCCGCCGCTGAAACGGCCAGTGTGTGCGCCATAGTAATTAAGCATGATCGGCAGTCGGCCACGTTCGGCTATACCTATGAACGCTTGCGTCCGTGTCTCCTCAATGGTGGACTTGACGCCTAATCTGGCTGCCGCTAGTGCTTGCACACTCTCATTAGGATGTTCTAGTAAGTCGGTCATCCCCTTGTCTGTCTTGCTGAATGCCCACGTTGACTTGCCAGTTCTCGGGCTGATCTTGGTAGGTGGATCGACACCTAGCATCTGCAATCGTTGTGCAAACTTATCGTTGCTCATCAACAATTCGATTGCGTTACTCCCATCGGGCAGAGACACAACCAAATTATTCTTACGCTTGACCACATCGTTGTAGTGTTCTTCAAGCAGGTCTTTATTGAGTTCGATGGTAGGCTCGGTGTACATCCGTATCGTCTGGTCGATGACCATGAGTTCGGACACGGGGAAACCCTGCTTTAGTTTCTTGAATAACTTGTACGTTAGTTCAACGTCGTTGGTGCAGTACGCACCGTAGTCCATGAGTTCTTGTTGGGTGAACTCTGATCGCCGCTTACCCATTGCATTGACGACCTCGTTACCCTTCTTACCCAACCCATAGTAAGTTGTCAGTGCATCAAGCGAACCGCCAACCACAGCCCCATGCAGGGGACGCGCCATAGATAATGTGTCGAGCCACAGTTTAGGTTTGATCCCGTACTTCCATGACAGGATCGCACCGTCGAACATAGTGTTGTGGCAAAGAATCGCGCACTTGCTGTAATCCAAAGACTTAAGAAACCGCTCGGGGTTATCCCCGCAGTACCAATCGGCAGGATGATTGTTGATCTTTATGCCCACGCCGATGACTTGGAACAACGGGTTGCGAATGTACGCTTCCGTCGTCATCTTCTTGAGACTGTAGTCCTTGTCGTAATAGGTCTCAAAGTCTATGGTTACGATGTTCACTACTTAGTAATCCTTTTGAACGCCTTGAACGCTACCCACTGGCGTTTCAGTTCCGTGTCGCTCCCTTCTAGCCACTCAAGGAATGCAGCGGCAAGTTTCATCCGCTCAAAATCTTCCTCGTATAAATCTACTTTCCCAATGCGTACATGGTTTGCGTATTCAATCGGGTTGTACTCTGTCTGGTTCATATCAATCTCCCGTGTAGTACTTGAGTACTAATTCAAACGCATCGATGTGTCGCTTCAGTTCGGCAACATCTTTGGCTTTGTCCATATCGAATATGGCTATCTTCACCCCTGCCTTGCGCTTCTTGTGATCCTCTTTCAAGGAAGCAACGGTGCGCTTGAGTTCGGCTGCTGCAATTTCTTCTAATAACCTGTTGTCGATTTCGATTTTCATGTTCCAGTTTTCCAAGGTCGTTGTTGTTTGTACCCCTTCGGTGTCTCGGCAAACCCCGCTGCCTTCAATGCTTCTTCAGACCGACAACTCATGCCTATAATACGGTGCTGTCTGAATGACTCGGCTCCGACAAACGTGCGCTTGCACTCGGTACACCTGCGTATCTGACTAACCTTCACGGTGCAGCCACTCGCGTTCTGAAATGTACTGCTCCATCGTCTGTCTCTCAGAAAGAAACTTATCGATGATGGCTGCTGCCTCGGCCATACAATCAGCCATAGGGCTAGCAGGATGTATCTTCACCCACCCGCGCAGTTCACGTACTAGGTTGGCGGCATCTATGGTGTCTTGTTTCTCAAGCATTGATGCACCACAGAGATAGAAGCGCAGCCGTCAATGCTGAACCAATGAAGAACCACATGAGAGACATGATGAATGACTCACCCTCACGCTTGGCAAGTGTGTGCTCCAGTTCTGCAACCTCCTGCTTGAGTAGATTGATCTCGGCTTGCATACGGTCAGACTTGTATTCGTATTTTCTAATCACGGCTCTCGCCTCCGTAAATATGTTTGTGAACGATGGCTAATTCTTCCTCAAGTTCTGCGATCAAACTACGTAGCCGATATATCTCTACGGCATAGTCACGGTTGCGATCGCGCAGTTCCCTAATCTTCTCTCGGTATTCTTTATCGGTGTGTGATCTAGCATCCCACTCCTTACGCCACGCACCGGCAGGGGATATGTCATCTAGTGTCACCAGTAATCCCTCCATCCTCGCTTTGCTGCCCACTCTGGGTTAGGTACTCGCCGCCACTCATCATGGCGTTTTTGCATTACCCTTTGGTACAACCCAATGAGCCACTTCAAAAGGCAACTTCGCCACCTTCACGGCGTGCGATCTCCCGATCCAAGAATTGTCGTGCCTTCTTAAGGTCTTGAATATCGTGGCCTTTGTAGTCTGCGCGGCTGATATATTTGACCACGCTGCCAAGGTTGTAGTTCAAACGCTTCGCTTCGATGAAGTCCCACGTTTCGATACCACCTATGGTGTAGTGACTCGGGTGTTCAATGACAGATTTCTCTCTCATTTCATCGGTGTAGTCCACGAACTCTGGTTCAGATGCTTTCTTTTTCTTACGCTGTATCCACATGGAATGGTAAACATAATTAGGTTTGACCTTAACCATCTTGGCTACGTCATGTACTGAATAGCCTTGGCTGATTAGATCAACAATCTTTTCTTGCTTCGTCATGCTGCTTTACCTCTCGGTTGAATATCAAACACACCAAACTTCTCACGTAACGCAATGCTTAACTGATTCAAAAGGGTATCGCTCAAGCCCACCACATGATTAGAGGTAGGCGTGGACATATACCACGTTGCGTATGAAGTACTTGCAATCAGTCCTCGGAGTAGTTCCGTGGAGCATTCTTCGTTGGAGATTGAATTATACAGTAGATCAAACCAAGGCGGGGAGTTCCAGTCTGGCCTGTGATACCCGCCGTTCTTGGTATCTCGCTCCTCTTTCATCTGTTTAATCAAGCCATCAACCACACCCATCTTGGCGCGTACCTTGATGTTGCGTTTGAACACACGCAGTTTGCGTAGCCACTCCTTGCGTATCTCGGGGCGGATAGATTCCTTAAGATCTTTACGTGCGTTGACACACTCACCTGTTGTCAAGTCAAAGGTAATACCATCGAACAACTCGGGTGCAGTCTTGAGTGACTGCCACAAAGGCTTACCTGTTTTCTCTGAGGCAAGTAGGTGGATCACACGATAGCGGTTGGTGCTAACCCGCATCCATGCAACAGGGACGGCACGATATAGGCTAGATGCTAGTGTATGCCCAATCGTTCGACCCTGCACACCGTCAATAAGAAACGTCAACTTATTATCAGGTGTTATCTTTAGTACATCGACACCATCACAGCAGATAACGTAGTCATCACCACGCTTAAAGATACGTGCCCATGATTTAAGGGGCTTGCCTTTCTCTGGATTGCGACAGGTTGCAAAGTATTTCTTTACACCCTCATAAGAATGTATCTGTGAATCGTTGAACAATCGTCTTGTGTATTCTGTGTAGTCCATCAGTCTTTCCTCTTAAAGAATTCAGACATAACTTCTTCTAGTTGCAACTCAAGCAACTTCCACTTGTCTCCATGTAACTCACGCTCCAACTCCTCCTTGAGTCGGAGTTCTTGTTGTCTCTGCTCATGGTGAGCAGCAGTATCATCCTCGTCCACTAGCGCACCATCTTGTTGACCACCACAGTTGCAGTCATGGAAGCCAAGTCCAGTTGTTCGATGACTGCCTTCTTCTCCTGCGCTGCAGACTTCTCCTTCACCTCAAGATGTTTGTCTTTGGTTGATTGCGGCAGCAAGTCCCAGAGTGCAGGCCACGCCTTGAGTGCAGGTGCAAGGGTGGTGTGAGTCTCCATCAGGGTAGTCACACCATTCACAAACTTCTCCTTGCGCTCCTGATTCTGTCGGAGCAACTCGTTCATGTGACAAAAGACATTGTGGATACGCGCATCGTCCTCGTTGTTAAGGTCAACGATGTATTTGAAGTTACCGCTATTCCATCCATCTTGCACCGCTCGGTCGCTGATACCCGTGTAGTTCTGCACCCAACGAACAGGCTGCGATAACTGAAACGTGAAATGCACAGGGATGTCAGGATGGTTTGGAACAACCACGCGGGTCAAAGTGAACTGCTGAAATGTTTCCATGAAACCATCGGGCAAGTTCTGGACAGGTGCAAACCAATCCCCAAGCGTACGCTTGTAGATAAGATCAAACAAACCTTCCTCGACAGGTATCTTTTTGATTTCGATATTGCGCTTATCAAACGGCGTTTTAGCCTGTTCAAGAATTCGTTCTTTCAACTCGTTACTAAATCGTACAGTAGCCATTGTTGTTACCTCCGTAATAATTACATCAACACCACTTCACCAAAGGGCGCAGTACTCTCGTCAGTACTAACCCACAGCACCGGATAGTCCGGCTGATTTCCAAAGTCATCACAGCACAAGTCAGTCAAGAAGATACAAGCGACAGGGTTGATGTCGTTGTCCTGCATATACTTGAAGCATGGGCTGAATGCTGTACCACCACCGCCGCGAGGGTTGAATACAAAGTCACCTTCACGTTCGATCAAGTCGTACGCACATACCTCATGGCTGAAGAAAATAATATGCAACTTGGATGGCCGTGCATCCTCGAACACATTACGCACCTCGGCAGCAAACTGATTAGCCGTAGCCTCGTCAATAGAACCAGACATATCTACGCAGAAGGCAACCTCGCCCATCACCTCGCCGGTAATAGTTGGCAGATACATACCCTGCTGCACAAACCTACGGTTAGGTCTAGCGAAACTACGCTCATCGTTCTTGGCCTTCTCAATAAACCGGCGTAGCACATCACGCCAGTCAACCTTGGGTTGCAGTACCTCACCCACTAGCCGCTGCATATTGGCAGACAACTTGCCCATCATCTTGGCCGCTTGTGCGGCTTGTGCAACCTTAACCTTCCACTCGTTACGGGCTTGCTCCTTCTCGGCAGGAGTACCCTCGCCATCCTCACAGTCATCAAGCGGATCATCACCCTCGTTTGGCATATCTGGCAGGATGTTATAGATTCCATCCGTAGTACCGCCGCCAGCCTGATAGATACCATCGTTGAGCAATCCACCGTCAGGCATCTTGCCAATCTTCTCATCGGTCAGATGCTTGTTGATTACGTAGTCACCGGCTTGGTTCCACTTGCGATGATCACGCTCACCTCGACGGAAGTTGTGTTCAAACATTGGGTGGAAGCACTCATGTGCTACCAAGAATTTCAATTCCTCATCCGTCAGTCGGTCAACAAAGTCAGGATTAAACTTGATGCACTTACCGTTGGTTGCTGCAGTCGGTATCGACTGGTCGATGTAATAAGGCAAGCCCAATGCAATAGAGCCAACGAATGGATGCTCAAGCACAAGGTTAGTCTTGGCTTTAGCCAGTCGCATTTTGATCTTGGCTTCACGCTGTGGGGTAAGCGGAGCAGGGGTTACCTGCTCCTTCCGTCGTGGCATTACGCTAGTCATTGTGACTTCTCCTGTTGTGATTCAATCACCTTGCCTATTAACTCGTTTACCTTTGCTTCAAATTCTTCTGCACCTCGCTGTCCTCCATTGACAACGTAGGTATTGCGATCCTTCACCCATATCAGGTAATGATCAAACAGCAGATGGACACTCCACTTGGAAGTAGCAATCGGGTCTTTCTTCAACTCTTCCAAGTACTTCATGTCGCTGAGACGCTTGGCATCGTCAGCATCACGCTTCCACTGTTCTTCGTCCATCACATACCTCCCATAAGAGCGGACATCTTGTCCATGATGGCCTTGGCATCGGCCGCTGTGTCTCGTCGAATCTCTGGATGCAATCGCAGAATCTCAGGATTCTTAAGCAACTTGCTTTCGATCTCCTGTCGCATGGCTTCCAGTCGTGGGTCATCAGCGAAGTTCAGTCTCGGCAGCAACTCACACAAGTCACGGGCATTGTCGATCATGCTGTCTCGGAAGATCGCCTTGGGATCAGCACACTTCTCTGCAATATGTTTCACCTTGTCGTAGACCCTAGCCCACAAGTCCTGCATGGCAGCAGATTGGGCAGACTTCACTTGCTCCTCAACCTGCAAGCGGATACGTGCTACCTCATCGGATGACAACTGCACACGGAAGTCAGCACTTGGCATGGGCATAACGCTGATATCCATGTAGAACTTGCTACGCATATCCTCTTGGCTTGGATAATCAGAGTCACAATACAAAGGGCCAAGATCGCTCTGTGCTTTAGCCCGTAGTGCAGGGTAGTCATCCACGAACTGATCGACCAATGATTCCCAGTCAGTCCTATTGCGTCGGAACTGCGTCATAAACCCAAGGTAGTTACTGGTTGGAAGCAACTGCACACCCTCAAGATTCCAAGGCAGAGTGTTCTCGTAGAACTCAGTACGTATGAGTCCTGCTTTGCTCTGTATGTTCTCGAGCATGGTGCAGTTAGGAAGCAGAGACTTGTTATAGCGTCCTGCACTAGTGGATACACCGTTAGCCACGGCTACATCCTTGGTCACTCGCTTGTCTAACTTACGTCCTGCCCATCCGCCGATATTCAGCGAGACAAGCAGAGCCTTGTCGTTCAGATTCATCGTCGTTACTCCTCTGTCGTTGTTGTTAGAACAGCACCGTCTGGTGCTTCACACTCCACTTAATAAATGCTTGCGTGTTAGCAAGGTCAGGGTTGCGTCGTACCGCATGAGATACTGCAAGCACACTAAACTCTGGCGGCATACGCTCGAAGTACGTGCAAGCCCTATCGAAGTTGGCCTCAGTACAACGCTGTGCAAGCGAACCACTCAAGGCATACAACGTCGCAGGATCAGTCGGCACTTCACCCTTGTCAGGATTCAGCAAGATGCCATCGGGGTTAGGAAGTTTGCGATAGATACGCAAGTAGCCGGTGAACTCTGCAGCAGCACCATCACCTACAGCACCCTTGAAAGTCTCGTACTCAGCCTCCGGTGGAACCAGTCCCATCACATCGCTAACACCCTCGACCCATGATCGCGGCGTAGGATTCTTGTCACGCTGTGCATCGAAGTCATGCAACAACCCACTACGGAAACGGATGAATGAAATAACCTCGGGCTGTACGTTGTGATCAATAGCCCACGCAGTCCAGTCATCAAGGTGAGTCTCATATTCATACACAGTCTCACGATCACGAAGGTGAGACAGCACACGATTAGCACCCGCTCTATCAGACTGGCGATTGCCAGTACCAATAACCTGCCACCCATCGGCCATTGGAACACCGTGCAAGTTACGTGCTTGTTGAATGTTAGCGATTACCTTCTGGATATCGGCACTCGCTTGGTTGCGATCATCGAAGCACAGGATACCGCCGCGTCCATCATCCCACTTGCTACCCTTGGCAGGGAACCATTCTGGAATCTTGTACCCAAAGGACTGTGCAGCACTCATCATATCGGGAACACCAAAGTCCTCGACAAGCATCGTCGGTACGTGCCGTTCGATATAGTGCTTATCCAGTTCCTTGGCAGTCTCTCGTACTACAGTAGTCTTGCCACCCCCAGGTGGGCCTTCAATAGCCACCGTACGTAACTTGGCGTGTAAAGACTTGAGAGTATCTTTAAGTAATGTCGGTCGCATTTCACTTCACTCCATGCTGTTGATTAAACTTGTTGTGATCAGGGCCGAATGAAACTACGGCATCCTTGATCGTGTCTCTTATCCTCTTGGCTTCAGTCTTGCTGCCGAAATACAACGGCGTACCGTCGTCATCACGTACCAGACTTCCACCTTTGCCGTACCTCAGTACGAATAAACGCTTCATCAATATCTCCTTATCTAACGAACAACCAGACTGCAGCGGTCGCTACAGCCACCATCCCCCCATGGATAACCCCACGGCGGTAGATTCTCCAAAGCAGCGATTCAAACTCTTGTGCGGTCATAACTCACTCCCATCGTGTTCAACTACCTCACCATCCCTCTCGGCTAGGCATACCGTTACATCCCAAGAGCGTTTGGCCTTGAGCAGTCGAGCAGCCTTCTGTTGAGCCACGTATGAAGTCTCGGCGTAGACCTCAATCCGCGTGCCTTTGTAAAAGCAGATATAACCGTTCATCGCACTAACCCCCCTTTGTTCAACTGCTTGAGCAGCGACATATCGGTAATAACCATCGCGTTGGACTTGTGGAACTGACCGATAGTCCATTTGTGTTTACGGGCTACGATCTCGGCACAGTCATCGCACAGGTATTGCCCCCCATCAGTACGCCTTTGCCTTGGTGCAGATACTTCCGTGAAGATTCCACGGGACTTGCATGGTTTGCAGTACATGGTCATACCTCCTAAAAGCCAGACCAATCTTCGCCAGATGAACACTCACGGCATTGCATTTCAGCCAACTCCCAGTCGCGTTTGATATAGCCCTTGGTCTTATCCAGATCAAAGCCATTACGCTCAAACGCTTCTAGGTAGTCCTTACGACCATAAGTCTCATACACCCAATGACCACCCTGCTGGTAATGGGAAAGGGCATACTGCTCAAGGGCAGCAACAAGGGTATCCAGAGATTTAGTGTTCATCACACACTCCGTACGTAGTACCAATTACCAATCAGGCGGATTGCACAGACTGAATCACGACCTATCCTGCAAAGACTCCAACGCCAGTATTGACGAGGGCCATATCGCAATTGCTTAACCATTGTCATACCTCCTAGCATGTATAGTTACTGAGGACGTTATCGACAGCATCGTGGTCTACGCTATCGTCAAGAATCCATCTGATAGCAGCGTGATGACTGGCAAATACCAAGCGCATATCACCAACGGCAGTTGCGCTAGTCACAACGCAACCATCTACGTAGTACTGATAAACCAATTGACCATCGTCATAACGAGCAATCTGAGTGATGTTGCCATCACCGTCGTAATGGGTAGTTGTACCGTTCTTGGGATGTATAGTTGTAAACAAATCAGCGAAAGACATGATTACACCTCGGGAAAAAGGGGGGCAGGATTACCTGCCCCAAACGCCTAGCAATTAAGCCAACTTAGTAACCTTGATCACAGGGCCAGCAACCTTCTGTTGTGGAAGCAGAGCCAGATACGGATTACCCCAACGGTCAGCCATAAGCACTGGTGTATCACCGGCAGCCTCAGGCTTGAACACTCGGGGTGTCAACTCGTTGTCCTTAGCGACTTTGACAAGAGTTGTGTAAAGTTCTGCTGCAGTTTCAAATGTAAACTGGCCATTGGGATCAGCCTTTACAACAGCCTCACCCTTGGTGTTTGCGAAGATAGAAACTTGACCTTTGTAAATCTTAGCCATGTGTAGACTCCTTAGAAAAGGTTGTATACGTCCCAAATCGGGACACCCCCAGCCTCGCCGCGCCGCCGCCGAGCGTCAAGTACGCCCCCCAGACCCCCAAAAATCTATAAACTGAGATACGATCTATGTAAAGTTAGTGTCGTAGATCAAATATTTAGATCGTAAAACCGGTAATAAAATCAAACACTTACGGACAACGATCTAAATAATCTACGTTTTTGAAGGTAATGTGGCGCTACAATTGTGGGGCGTTGCTATACAACTTTACATGTAAAGTATCAAGTATAAAAACTGTAAAAGGGTAGTAGGTGATTACTTTAAAAACGTAGATTATTTAGATTATTTATATCAATCTTTTCAGTCAGTATCTGGATTCCCCCATGGAATCAAGCACTTACAGAACTTTACATGTAAAGTAAGGTCACGATCTAAAACGCCCAACATCAAAGAAATAAAATAGATCGTTAGATTGTTGTTATAAATCAAGCACTTACGAAACTTTACACCAGGCAGTTAACCACAACTTTACAATCGCGCGATTTAAAGGGCGAGCCGTGACCCCCCGACGTATAGGAGCTAAGACTTTACAAAAACGCCACGCGTGTGGCTGCATACAGGCAATAAAAAACCCGCCGGGTTAGGGCGGGTTAGTGGTTAGACAAATTCTTTAACTTTGATTTTTTCCAAAGTATCAACTTTCACGAAAACTGCACCACTAATCGTCGGTGCAAGCACTGCCCTGCAGGTGCTGTTCGGCCCTTTCACACTCTTGATTGTGAATCCTGAGAGCGTGCCGTTTTCGTTCACCATAGAAGCCGTCATCTTTACGGTGATGGTCACCGGTTTGATCAACCTTTTCATTGTCGTTCCTCTTAAAAGATCCGGCAGGTTGGAAGTCCCTGCCGGAGTGAGTGGCTACATCAGGCTAACTTGGTCACCTTCGCTTTCGGGCTTGAGCCGTCTCGCTTGGGCAGTAGCGCGATGTAGGGGTTGCCGTATCGGTTGGCGAGGAGCACTGGTTCCGTACCGTTGTCTGCTTTCCAGAAACTGTACTGGTTGATGCCAGTATTTCGCTGCTTCGAGAGCTCCATCAACTTCGTGTAGAGTTGGGGAGCCTGACTCGCGTCCCATGCACCTTCGGAATCTCGCTTTAGGGCGATCTCACCCTTGGTGTTAAGGACGACCGATACCTTTCCTTCAAACGTCTTGCTAGACATTGTTATTACCTTCTTGTTAAACAACCCCAGAACCGCTGGGGCTCCGGCGTCGGCATCGCTGCCGACAAATCCAGACTGGCTCGGGGCGGGGCGAGCGTCAAGTACGGCCGTCGTGGGGGTCGCGGATGATGAAGCGCGTGATGCGCGTGTGCGTCAGGCGTGTGCGTGTGTGCGTGCGCGAT